AACCTGAAGCTTTCCGAGCAAGTTTTCGCGACGTATTGCGTGAAGGTAGAGCAGGGCGTCACCCGCGAGGATTTACTTCGCCTCGACTTCTGGGCGCATGTCGCCGCCAAACTCAAACCGTGGACGATCATCGTCGTTCATCCAGATGACGAATCGTTCTACGCCGAATACCTCGTACGCGCCGCCGACAAGAACTGGGCACGCGTACAAGAAATCCGTTTCGTGAGCCTCGTTGCTGAAACGAAGACCGACCCGTCCGTGCTGGAGAACTACGAAGTGAAGCTTCGTGGTCCGCGTCGATGGGGCGTGATTCGCAAGGCCGACAACAAAGTGCTTGTCGAAGATCTCGCGAACAAAGAAGACGCCGAAAACTGGCTCGCCTTGTATCTCAAAAATCCGAACATGGTCTCCGTAGCGGCGTGAGATGAGCGCAACTCGACTCAAGTTATACAACGACGCGTTAAGCATCTGCGGAGAGCGGGCGCTGGCGACGTTGACGGATAACGTGGAGCCGAGGTATTTGCTGGACAACGTTTGGGACAACGACGGCGTCAAAGAATGTCTTGAGTCCGCGCAGTGGAAGTTTGCGATGCGGACCGTGATGCTCGATTACGACACGTCGATCTCTCCCGAATTCGGGTACAGCCGTGCATTCTCCAAGCCGTCCGATTGGGTGTTGACATCGGCGCTTTGCGCCGACGAGTACTTCAACGACCCCTTGCTTCGGTACAACGACGAAGCGGGATATTGGTATTGCGACCTGGACATTATCTACGTCCGGTACGTATCCAACGATTCGGCTTACGGCGGCGATTTGTCGTTGTGGCCGGCGAAGTTCTCGCGCTACGTCGCTGCGTCTTTCGCGTCGAAAATTATTCTGAAACTCACGGCTGACAAGGAGAGGCGCGACAGCATTCTCGCCCCCCGAAGAGGCATGCTGGCCGTTGCGTGCAAGGACGCGAAGAACGCCGACGCGATGGCTGATCCACCGAAGTTCCTGCCGCCAGGTTCGTGGAATAGCGCCAGATCCGGGCGTGGCCGCCGCGATCGCGGTAATCGCCATTCTCTCACGGGGTAGCGATGCCGAGACAAAACGTCGCCCTTGCACAATTTAACCGAGGGCTAATCTCGCCGCTCGCGTTGGCGCGGGTCGACTTAAAGCGCGTTGCATTTTCCGCTGAAGATATGACCAATTGGATGCCACGCGTATTCGGCTCAATGATGTTACGGCCAGGCACTGAATACCTAGGAAGCTCTCGCGCAAACGCTGCAGCCAAATTCATTGATTTCGTTTTCGCAACTGTTGACACAGCAAAAATCGAGATCACGGACTCCAATCTGCGCGTATGGGTTGATGGTACGGTCATCACGCGCCCCAGCGTTTCCACATCGGTTACGAATGGCACCTTTGATTCCGACTTGACGGGCTGGACGGACGCGGACGAATCCGGCGGAACATCAGCGTGGGTCACGGGTGGCTACATGGGCCTCACCGGAAATGGCAGCGCCGCTGCCATACGAACTCAGACATTGAGCATTGCAGCGGCGGATGTAAACGTCGAACACGCGCTTCACATCGTTATCGCGCGCGGTCCTGTTACGTTTCGTTGCGGCTCAACGTCAGGTGGGGACGAGTACATAACTGAAACAACGCTTAACGAGGGTTCACACTCACTAGCGTTCACCCCGACTGGATCGAGCGCGTTTCTACGTTTCGAAAGCCGTTTGAAACGCCAGGTTCTTGTGAATTCCTGCGCCATCGAGTCGGCGGGTGCGATGACGCTGTCAGCGCCATGGCTTGCCGAGGATCTGGATTATCTCCGGTGGGACCAATCCGGCGACGTTGTGTTCGTTGCTTGCGACGGCTACATGCCGCGTCGCATTGAACGGCGCACGGAACGCTCCTGGTCCGTATGTCTTTATCAGCCCGAAAATGGGCCGTTCCGTTTAATCAATACTGGCCCGATCACCATCACGCCAAACGCGCTGTCGGGAAATATCACCCTTACAGCGTCTGCGGCATTATTCCGCAGCACGCTCGTCGGCGCGCTGTTCAAAATCGTCTCGTCCGGACAACGCGTAACTGCGAGCGTAACTGGCGCTAATCAGTTCACCAGCGCGATCGAAGTGAGCGGTGTTGATAACCAACGTGTGTTCACGGTTGTGATATCTGGCACCTGGACCGCCACGGTACGGCTTCAACGATCGTTGTCATCCGATACTGGACCGTGGGCGGATGTACAAAGTTATACCGCTAACACGTCGGCATCATTTGACGACGGGCTGGACAATCAGATCGCGTGGTATCGCATCGGCGTAAAGACTGGTGAATACACATCTGGAACAGCGGAAGTAGAACTCAATTACACCATCGGAAGTATCGCGGGGGTCGTCAAGATAACCGGCGTAACGAACTCCACTACAGCGAGCGCTGAAGTATTTAGCGACCTTGGTGGAACTTCGGCAACTTCCGATTGGTACGAAGGAGAATGGTCGGACTATCGCGGCTTTCCTACGTCAGTCGGGTTCGTAGAAGGGCGACTTGGGTGGGCTGGGAAAAACGGCGTGTGGTTATCCGAGTCGGATGCATTCGACTCGTTCGACGATGAAGTCGAGGGCGACTCCGGGCCGATCTCACGTACGATCGGGGCAGGCCCCGTTGACACGATCAACTGGATGCTGGCGCTGCAGCGCCTTGTGCTAGGCGCCGAGGGAGCCGAGTTCGTCTGCAAATCCTCGTCGCAGGATGAGCCACTCACGCCTACGGCATTCAATATAAAAGCGGCGTCAACGCAAGGATCGGCAGCCGTTCGCGCCCTGAAGGTCGATAAGGCCGGCATTTACGTGCAGCGCGGCGGCACTCGCGTCATGCAAATTTCCATCGACGCCAATGACGATTATGAATACGGGTCCGATGATCTGACAAAACTCGTGCCGGAAGTTACTCAGCCACGTGTCACTAGAGTGGCTGTTCAGCGGCAGCCAGATACACGCATTCACTGCGTGCGTTCTGATGGGAAAGTCGCTATCGCCGTTGTCGACCGTAATGAGGAAGTTCTGTGCTGGTTGTTATACCAAACGGACGGGTACGTAGAGGACGTCGTTATTCTTCCAGGTGCGGAAGGAGAATCAGAGGACAAGGTGTATTACTTTGTCCGCCGCGAAGTCGCCACGTCTGGATCTCTTAACCTTATCACCGATGGCGGTTTCGATAGCGGCATATCAAATTGGACGACAGGTGCGACGGGGACAGGCCGTGTTGCGTGGTACGCAAACGCACTACTTCTTGAAACAAGCAGTGCTGGAGCGGGGACTGCGTTTGCCGAATACCCTATTACCACCGTTGTCGGCACGACGTATCGCATTAAATTCGACATCAACGATATCGGAACTGGTGGCCTTACCGCTCGTGTCGGCTCAAGCTCCGGCGGTAGCGATGCGTACAGCGAAACCTCGTACACCTCTGTATCCACAAACAATATTTTCACGTTCACGGCGACCGGCACGACATCATACCTCAGGTTTTACATCAGCGGTGTGAACCAGTTTTGTTTAATTGACAACGTCTCGGCGGTTGCAAACAGCAACGTAGAGACTCGCCGGTACTTGGAAAAGTGGGCCAAGGAAAGCGAATGCCAGGGCGGGGCACTTAACAAACAGGCCGACTCATTTGAAACGTATAGCGGAACGTCAACCACAACAATCACCGGCCTGTCGCATTTAGAAGGTAAGTCAGTGGTCGTGTGGGGCAATGGGAAGTATCTCGGCTCGTACACCGTAAGCAGTGGTCAGATTACCGGCCTCAGCGAAGCGGTAACGTCGGCAGTTATCGGTCTGACGTACTCCGCTCCGTGGCAGTCCACAAAACTCGCGTACGCCGCTGGGATTGGGACGGCATTGCTGCAGAAAAAGAAAATAAGCCAACTTGGGTTAATCATGCGAAAAACGCATGCAAGCGGTGTGAAGTACGGTAAAAGCTTCGACTCAGACGATTTGATGGACCTGCCAGGGATCGAGGCAGGGGCCATCGTTAATGCCGACACCATCCACGATACCTACGACTACGAGGCGTTCCCGTTTCCAGGCGAATGGAATACGGACTCACGGCTGTGTTTGCTGGCGCAAGCACCGAAACCGTGCACGATTTTAGCCGGCGTTATTTCCGTGGAGACGCACGATAAATCATGAAAACGGAAATCGTCATGGCGACCCCGGAAATTTTCGACAAATTCTACGGTAAGCAACCGGAGCAGACGGTGCGCGCGGTGGCAGCAGTTCGTGGCGACAAAGTGCTAGGCGTTGCCGGCGTGTACATCGCCGCAACGCGCTATGTTGTCTTTTCGGATATGACCGATGAGCTACGACGCGACCGTCGAGCGATCGTTCGTGGCATCCGCGAAGTCTTGAAACTTTTGTCATCTACGCGCCTGCCGGTGAATGCTGGCGCCGATCCGTCTATTCCTAAAGCCGACGCGTTCTTAAAGCGCATTGGTTTTACCCACGTTGGGGGAGGTCTATACGAATGGCTGCATTAGCTGCCGCAGGCGCCGTATTACAGATGGCCGATGCCAGGGATCAGGGCGACAAGGCAGAGAAACTTGGACGGATGGGCCGAGAGCAAAAGGAATTCGAGGCGCGCCAGCTCGATCAACAGGCCGGCCAAGTCTTCGCCGCTTCTCAGCGCGACATGCTGGATGAGCGCAAGCGCACAGAACTTATCGCCTCGCGCGCGTTGGCGATCGCGGCTGCCGGCGGAGGCGCGGCCGATGTATCCGCCGTGAATATAATCGCCGACATCCGAGGGGAGGGCGCCTACCGCGAAGCGCTCGCGATCTACAAGGGCGAGGAAGAGGCGCAACGATTGAGAGAGGCTGCTCGGCTTACTCGCAAGGAAGGTAAAACCATCGAAAAAGGCGGGCTTGATCAAAAGCGCGCGTACAACACTCAGGCGATCTCCTACGGCGTTAAAGGCGCCGGGAGCATGTACGAGCGTTACAACACCAGGCGCACGACGAAAACACCAGCCAGCGGCACATCTCTTCATTCGGCGGAAGAATAATGCCAAAACTCCCTGACGTATCAGCATTCGGAGAAAGGCCAACCCCGCGCCCCAGCACGGGCGTGCAGAGCTACCGCGTCGCCAGCGGAAGCGAGATGCTTCCACACCAAGCCACTCAAAAATTGGGCGATGCACTTGTTACCGTCGGCGAGCAAATCGAAAGGATTGAGCTTTCGAACGACAAGTTGCGTGCCGAAGACAGCTTCAATCAGCTGCAGGCGAAACGGCTTGACCTCACGCAGGGTGACGACGGATTCACGAAAAAGAAGAGCGCCGATGCCGTCAAGCAGCCGTTGATGGACGATTACACAAAACGGTTCGACCAATCGGTCGAAGAGATCGCCAACGGCCTTGCCACCGATCGGCAGAAAGAGTTCTTTCGACGACGAGCGAATATCGCTGGCCTCCAGCTTAAGCAAGACATTCTGACGCACGTCACCCGAGAACAAGAGGTGTACGCGAACCAGGTATTCAACGCCGGCATAGACATTGAGATTCAGAACGCCGTTTCTCGATTTAACGACCCGATCGGTATCGAGACATCATCCGCGCGGATCGAAGGTCTGGTCAACGACGAGGGAACTCGCGCCGGCTGGCCCGAGGAGAAGAAGGCCGCCGTCAAACGGGAAGCGATGTCCAAGGTTTACGCATCGGTATTCCAGCGCCAGTTCATTGAGTCCAGAGACAGCATCAATGGTCTTTCCGCGCTAGAGAAATCCGTCGCG